AAGATTAAAGAGAACAAGGCTACTCTTAAGGAGTGCAACAAACTTTCTCAAGAGTATCTTGTCGAAGAAGCAGCAATGAAAGAAGTAATTCGTGGACTTTATCGTGAGAAAGATGAATACAAAGATGTTATGAACGAATATCGCGCCTATGACATTTACATGACCTGCATGCATGCAAACGGTATCTCATACGAGATCATTCAGCAAAAGTTGCCGATTATCAATCAAGAGATTGCAAAGATCTTAGCTAACATTGTTGATTTTGAAGTATTCTTTGAGAACCATTCAAACAAACTTGAGCTCTCCATTAAGCATCCCAACTATGACCCTCGACCATTATCAATGGGATCAGGAGCAGAAAAGACAATTGCTTCGATGGCTATCCGTCTTGCGATGATTGCGATAACCAACCTTCCAAAGTCAGAACTCTTTATTCTTGACGAGCCGGCAACGGCATTAGACCAAGAACATATGGAGGGTTTCACAAGGCTCTTACAGATGATAAAGAGCCAATTCAAAACGGTTCTAATTATCTCACACCTTGACCATCTAAAAGATGTGGTGGACATGACGATAGACATTGATAAGATTGATGGCTATGCCAAAGTAAACATTTAACCAATAACGACCTATTTAGTGTAAAAGCTGAATAGGTTTTTTTTTATTTGGAGAACATTATGGAAAACGAAAAAGAAAAATGTTGTGACTGTTGCGAAGAGTGTGACTGCTGTAGTCATGATTGTGATGAAAACTGCTCACATACAAAAGGTGGGATCGTAGATGCTGCTCTAGCCAAAGCTGTGTCTCGCAAACTTCTTGTGTTTGCTTGTGCAACTGGACTGCTTATTTGGTCAGGCCTAGACCCAGACACTTGGGCAATGATTGCTGCTATGTACATTGGTGGACAGTCAGTTATTGACGTTGCTAAAGTTTGGAAAGGCATGTAATGACTTGGTGGACAAAAACCGTAAATTTTGTAACAAAGTATTGGCAGTGGATCTTAATGGTCGTTACTGCCATTGCTTTTTATTTGCTTGGACGCTCGAAAGATGCTAAGAAGCAACAAGTAAAATTTTATGAAAAATGGAAAGATTTAGAAGAAAAACAACGCGAAGAACTCATAGAGGACTTGGGAGACCTTGCGGAAGACAAAGACGCTTCTATGTCCGAAAACGTTTTAAATTTCGAGGAAAAAAAGCATAAGTTTTTAAGAGACTCGAAGAGGGTGAAGACCGAAGATTTTCTAAAGTCGAAAGGTATCGAGAAAGATGAAGATTAGAATCAAGAGAAAGAAACAGATTATTTCGGAAGCAGCCAAAGGACCTCGCGATCTTCCGGAAAACGCTTACGTTACAATTAGAGATGCTGGTGGTGAGATCGAAATTATCTATACAACAAAAGACGGTTATGATCTTTCCAATATACAGTCAAAAGTTAGAGGTCTGGTGAAAATGTCCAAGAACACAGACGCAGAAAAGTGTGTCAAAGATGTTTGGATTGTTGGTGTAGCAGACGCAGAGCCCGGCTGGGGGCCTATGCTTTATGAGGTCGCTATCGAATATGCCTCTAGAAATGGAAAAGGCTTGACAAGTGATAGGCAATTGGTTTCCACAGCAGCAAAAGGAGTGTACGATTTTTATCAATCCAAACGATCAGATGTTGAAAAGGTTCAAATGGATGTCACAAAAAGAAGCATCAAGGCTGTTTTTGGTGATGAAAATAAAATTAAACATTGCTTCTATTTTTTATTCCGCTGGTATGGGTGACTGGAAAACTTCTTCTACCATGACGCGGATGAAAAATGCACAGGAAGACCCATTTGATAACGAATGGCATAAAGAATCTATTTCAAAGATTTTGGTTAAGAACAGCCCGATTGTCTCCAACATGTTAAAAAAAGCTGGTAAGCTAAGGGTGGATTTATGATATTTTTGATTTCTCTTCTATTTGCGGAAGAGCCAAAGTATAAAGAAATGAAAACAGGTGAAACTGTCCCATGGGATGGACGCTTATTGAATGAAGCAGCGATGAGAATCCTTGTTGAAGATAGTGTAACGAAAGATTTAACGTGCGATGCTCTCGTTGAGTTTAAAGTGAATGAGAATAAAATTCTAGAGAAATACCGCTATGATGTTTTAAAATCTAAAACAGACGCGGAGATTGAGAAACTTAACGAACTAATTAGATTACAAGACGAACACATAGACGAGCTAAGACCGCAAAATAACATTTGGCCACTCATCGGCGGATTTATCGCAGGGGCAGGAATCTCAGTTGGAATTATGTACGCAGTCAAACCGGGTTTAACTCAATGAAAATAAGAATTTTAAAAAAACTTAAAAAGATGCTTTGTCCCGAGGCGACACAAGATTTAAAGCTAAACACCAAAAATCGGGACGCATCAATAAAAGCAGAGCACATTCAATATGGACCGCTTAATGTTAGTGAGCCCGGAGATTACTGGAAAGACATTGCGGATTATTGGAACACAACCGTCAAGGCTGCAAAAAAATCTGTTTGTGCAAACTGCACAGCATTTGATATTTCGCCCAGAATGGATGAGTGTATGCCTGGCCCCACTTCTGATGGAGAAGGAAGATTGGGTTATTGCTGGATGCATCACTTCAAGTGCCACTCCGCCAGAGCATGTAGGACATGGGCCAAGGGCGGACCAATTAAAGAGGACAAAATTTCAAAAGAATGGCAAAGAAAATATGAAAAGTAAAGATCCAAATTATGCCGTAAAGGTTGAGAAAGCCATAACAAAAAAATATGGCGAAGAAACGATTCAACACCCAAAGAAAGGGTGGAATGATGAGAAAGAAAAAGAGTATTTAGAAGATCTTAAGGGATTCTATAGATACGAAGAATTTGGTATGAACGAAGAAGAAGAGATAAATGGAGTTTTTATCCCAAAGAAACTAATTAAGAAGAATTCTAAACGTTCTTGTCCTGTATGTAATGTTTACTCCTTTAAATCCAATGATGATGTTTACATGTCAAAGTTTGATTGCTGTGAAAAATGTTACATTCAATATGTAGAAGGACGTGAAGAACGTTGGAAAACAGGATGGAGACCGAACAATGGCTGAAACAACATTAGAAATTATACAAGGGCTTTCACAAGCCGCAGCAAATGCTTACGATGGCGGACACGATGAGAGATTTTCTCTAGACGGACAAGTTCGTAAAGTAGGTCTCAAAAGAGAAGAAGGTTGTCCTATTATGGATAGTCGAGTTAACGATGGATTCTCGGTTAAATTTTATGGAAACAAAATTTGTATTAATTATCAATCCGACATTAGATTGCGCGATGTGCACCAATCAAAAGATTTTGAAGGTGACATGGTTCGACAACTTAATGAAATCAAAAAATTTCTTCAAAAAGAATACAAAGCAGTAACTGGTAATTCAATTACTCTCACTGCTAGTGGGGAACCAAAGGTTCTTGTGCAATCAACATCTCGCGTTCGTTCATTCGTTCAAGCATATCAACATTACAAGATTAGCAAAATAAAAGAAGAGCCGATTATGGATCCTGCTGTTGAAGATAGCAGAGCAATCACACGAAAGTTTTTGGAGCAAGTAAAAGCAGCAAAGCGTCCTAGCAATGAATATATCAAAAAGGGCGATAACGAGAAGAAGTAATGGCTTTCTCTCTTTCAAAGAAAGAAATTGTAAAGGAAATCGTTAAGTCCGGAAAAGATCCACAATACTTCATAAATAATTATTGCCGGATATCTCACCCCATGCATGGACTTATTCCATTTAAAACTTATCCCTATCAAGATGATTTGATAAATGATTTTAATGATTTTCGTTTTACCGTAATTCTCAAAGCAAGACAGCTCGGGATTTCAACAATCTCAGCTGCTTATTGTGTTTGGTTTATGTTGTTTCATCGAGATAAAAACATTCTTGTTATTGCTACCAAATTTCAAACAGCAGCAAATCTTGTAAAGAAGGTCAAAAACATTATGCAGTATCTTCCGGATTGGATGAGAGTTGCAAAGATTAAAGTTGATAATAGAACATCATTTGAACTCTCTAATGGATCTCAAATTAAAGCCGCATCAACATCTGGAGATGCTGGTCGTTCGGAAGCATTGTCATTGCTTGTTATTGATGAGGCTGCTCACATTGATGGGCTTGATGATTTATGGACAGGTCTTTATCCTACACTATCAACTGGTGGTCGATGTATTGCTCTGTCGACTCCAAATGGTGTTGGTAATTGGTTTCACAAAACATATGTTGCTGCAGACAATGGGGAATCAGATTTTAAGCCGGTTAATCTGCCGTGGGACGTTCATCCTGAAAGAGATCAAGCGTGGTTTGCAAAAGAAACTAAGAACATGTCACGGAGACAAATAGCACAAGAGCTGGAGTGCAACTTTAATACTTCTGGCGATACTGTTATTCATCCGGATGATATTGCTTGGCTTCAAGAGCAAATTGTAGAACCAACTTATAGGACAGGATATGATAGAAATTTTTGGATATGGGAGAAGTACCAAGAGGGAACTTCTTATTTGCTTGTCGCCGATGTTGCTAGAGGCGATGGCGCTGACAACTCTGTTTTTCATGTGCTCAATGTAAACAAAATGGAAATCGTAGCAGAATACCAAGGAAAACCCACACTAGACATGTACGCGCAAATGCTTTACTCTGCGGGAATGGAATATGGAAAATGTCTTCTTGTAGTTGAGAACAATGGTATCGGTATCTCTGTTTTTGAAAAACTCAAAGACTTGGGATACGAAAATCTTTACTACTCAGTTAAAGGAACTCATGAATTTGTAGATGCAGCCCAAGGTGAATTCATGAATAATGCAATTGGCGGTTTTACAACTTCGACAAAAACAAGACCTTTGATTGTTGCAAAGCTTGAAGAGTTTGTGAGAAACAGAATAATAAAAATTCCTTCAGCAAGAGCTTTTGATGAATTTAGAACGTTTATTTGGAATAATGGCAAACCAGAGGCAATGAGATCTTATCATGATGATATTGTAATGTGCTTATCAATTATGTGTTGGGTGAGAGATACAGCTTTAGAAGTTTCTGAAAAAGACATGGAGTATCGCAAGGCAATGATTGATGGAATGTACATGAATAAGAATATTTTGAACACGACCATAAAAGGTCAAGATGGGTACAATCAAGATTTTGAAACTAAATATAAAGAAGAATTAAATATTGCGAGAAATTTTGCTTGGATTTTCAAAGGATAATAAATGGCTAAAAAAAATAGAAACTTGGGAAAGAATCCTTATAATCCGGAGAATAGTTTATTTAGATCACTAACAAGATTATTTTCCGGCCCAATAACTCAAAGAAGGACACAACAGGGTCGTCAACTGAGAAGGCGACATCTAGATACTTATGCTTCAAGATTCACCTCAGCTAGTGGAAAACAATTCAAAAAGCAAGAATACAACCCAATGAATATCATGACTGTTAACATGATATCAAATAGAAACAGAGCTGAACGTTATGTTGATTTTGATCAAATGGAATATACACCAGAGTGTGCCTCTTCTTTAGACATCTACGCAGATGAAATGACAACACATTCGGCACTACAACCCATGCTAAGAATCAAGTGCCCCAATGACGAGATAAAATCGATTTTAGGCAATTTGTATCATAATGTTTTAAATATTGATCACAATCTTTTTGGTTGGTGTCGTACCATGTGTAAATATGGTGATCTTTTCTTGTATTTAGATATTGAAGAAGCAACAGGAATTAGAGCGTGTATCGGTCTTCCGCCGCAAGAAATAGAACGACTAGAGGGTGAAGATGAGAATAATCCCAATTACGTTCAGTTTCAATGGAATTCTGCTGGTATGACTTTAGAAAACTGGCAAATGGCGCACTTTCGTATCCTTGGAAATGATAAACATGCTCCGTATGGAACATCTGTGCTTGAACCAGCTAGAAGAATCTGGCGACAGCTTACATTGCTTGAAGACGCTATGATGGCCTATCGCATTGTTCGCGCCCCAGAAAGAAGAGTTTTTAAAATTGATGTTGGTAACATTCCACCACAAGATGTAGAGCAGTACATGCAGAAAGTAATGACGCAGATGAAGCGACACCAAGTTACCGATCCTAAAACAGGGCGACTTGATCTACGATACAATCCTTTGTCAATTGAAGAAGACTATTACATTCCTGTTCGAGGAACATCAAACACAGAAATTACAAACCTCCCGGGAGGCGCAATGACCGCTACCATTGAGGATGTAAAATACTTAAGAGATAAGCTATTTTCGGCTCTAAAAGTGCCTCAATCTTATCTAACTATGGGTGAGGGTGCCCAAGAAGACAAGACAACTTTGGCACAAAAAGACATAAGATTTGCAAGAACAATTCAAAGACTACAGAGAGTTATAATCGCAGAACTTGAAAAGATAGGAATTGTGCACTTATTTACCATGGGTTTTAGAAACGATGATCTTCTTGGTTTCAAGCTACAATTAAACAATCCATCAAAGATTGCTGAGCTACAAGAATTAGAACATTGGGATAAAAAGTTTTCTGTTGCCGCTAATGCAACGGAGGGATATTTTTCAAAACGCTGGGTTGCAGAGAATTTGTTTGGCCTTTCGGATGAAGAGTTTGTAAGAATGCAAAGAGAAATGTTCTTTGACAAAAAGTTTGCTGCTAGCCTTGAAGCTGCTTCACAACCTCCCGCAGAAGGTGGAGGTGGTGATGCTGGTGGTGGCCTTGGTGATCTTGGTGGTGGAGACACCGGCGGAGATCTTGGTGGCGATTTAGATTTGGGTGGTGATGCCGGAGACGTGGCTGCTGGGGACGAGAGCCCTGGTGCCGAAGGGGGTGATGATATTGATGACGTTCTCTTGGCTGAGCCCCCTGCTAAGCGCGATGATGAGCCCAAATACAAACGTGGCAACTACAAAAAACATCAAACTTCTTATTCAAAGGGCGGAAGAAAAAAGCATTTTAAAAATCAAGCCACTGGTGAATATGGCAACACATACAGAACGACTTTTCAAGGAAAGGCTGGTTTTGGTGGCCTAGATTCTTTAGCTAAAGGAATCACGGAAAGTATTAACAACAATGAAGAAGAGAAACTATTTAATACATCAAAACAAGTTGATGGTTTGATAGAAAGTTTATTAAAAAAGGTAAAAGAAGATGAAACACAATAAGAAAAGAAACACCGCTTTTCTTTATGAATCTCTTGTAAAGGAACTAACAAAGGCAGTTGTTAGACAAACTAATGAAAAAAAGAAAAAAATTACAAAGATTATTAAAGAAAGTTTCCACAAAGGTTCGCCATTGTACAATGACTTACAGTTGTACAGATCAATTTTGGAAAACAAAGATAAAATGACGAAAGAATTCATAGATCGTTTTTTAGTTGAAACCAAGAAAGACTACAACTCATTAGATCGTAAATCAATATTTAATGCCCAAACTAAATTAATATCGCAAATCAATCAGCAACTAGGTGGTGGTGTTTTTAATAATTTTGTTTCAAACTACAAAGATATTGCAACAGTTGGATCATGGTTTCAAGATAATAAATCAAGCGCCAAAAGTCGCTTAATCACAGAAACAAAAATCAAGGCACTTTTAGTCCCTTCTTCTGTGGAAGAAAAAAACATGAAACATATTGACAATTTAACGTACAAAACTTTTGTTAACAAATTCAATGAATCCTACAAGCATACCCTAAAAGAAAATCAGAAATCCCTATTGACAAACTACATAACTTCTTTTGCTGATAATGGCTTGGGACTTAAGTCTTTTGTTAATGAAGAGATTTATTCTTTAAAACAAAGGATAAATAAAGTGCGCGAAAAAAAGAATATTGATTTAAAAACTCGCGAAAACCTGAAAAATATTCTAGAAGTGTTAGAGAGCTTTAAGAAAAAACCTTTAAATGAAAAAATGATAAAAAAACTTTTTTACATCCAAGATTTAATGGAGGAATTTTAAATGGTCAAAGTTAATATCTTAAAACCAACAGGTGTTGAAGTAGTCACGGCCGCAGAGAAAAATGCTGGTATTGTTGGGGTTGGAGTCGACAAGAGCGTCAACGTTGACATAAGACCAACTGTAGGTGTTAAAATAACACAAAACAACCTTAGAGATTATTTTTTTGAAATCACTGCTAGAGAAACTTTGAATGGGGACTTGTTAATATATGACCATTCAGATATCGATATTG